CCAGTATCGGTTATGGTTTGTACTCCAGACCCGCCGCTGAGAGTAATTTTATTTGCTCCAGACTTAGCATCTGCAATAGTATAATGAAAGCTCAATTGGTTAGAATTAACAAATCTTACAAAATAAACTGCGGCAGCAACACCAGAACCTGATCCGACTCCTGTTGCAACAAACCGATCTCCTACAGCAAACGTGGTTGCACCAATAGCCGACCAGTTAGTGTCTCCTACAGTTAGAATTTCATAGGTTCTTCCAGCGACAAAACTGCCTGCGTTGACGTTTTCCAACAACGGAGTTGCATTTGAACCAGTGCTGTTGTATAAAAATCCAACTCCGTTAATACCGCTGTTGAAACCATGATTGTTTATTACAGCATTTCCGCTGGTGAAACTGTTAATCGTTTTTGTATATTCTGCAAAACTAGTAGGTTCTTCTCTAACACGTATAGGACCCGAAGGTTGCAGATAATTTGCATCTGTATACCCTTTGCTTACAAGTAAATTGTCTGCTGAGATCGGACTTCCTGCACCGTGTACAGTGTTCCACTCGTTAATAAGTGTGTTAACTCCTGCGGTATCTAATAAATCTGCTTGAGTTAAATTGTCATATGCAATTGCTGCACCTAGTTTCAAAGGTTGTACAGTAAATGGTGCAGGGTCTTGACTCAATTTGGTGTTAACAGCTTTAACCATCAGTTTTCCGTCTGCAACAGAAAACGCAATAGTATTGGCAGGATCTAATGGATCATTGGTTCCAGCATCAGAAACAAATGAGAAAAAAGATATACCCGATGCATCATTGTTAACAAGTAAAACTTTGTTTTCGTCTTGACCTACAACGTATTCTTGCGGCACATCATCTAGTGTCGTAAAACTGATCTGGCCGCCAAGTCCAAATACTGCGTAAAGTTCGTTAAGATTTTCGTTAACTTTACGAAAGGATTCGCGGATACTATCGCCGGTGCCGTCGTTTCCTTCTACGCCAATGTTAACTATTTGTTGTGCCATACTCAAACTCCATTATATGTCAGACGATTCAAGCTCGTCAAGATTAAAATTTACACTTACTCCGCAACCGCAACTGTTTTTTGCATTTGGATTGCGAATTTCAAAGTTGCTGCCTACTAAACTACGAACATAGTCTACTTCAGTTCCGATTAAAAACATAAGACTGTGCGCTCCTATAACAAACCTCCCTGCATTGTCTGTATGTACAACAACGTCATTGGTTACTAATTCCGAAGGATGAGCCATAGTGCCCCAGTCGTATTCAAATCCTGCACATCCGCCGCCGCGAATATTCAAGCTAATTGCATAGCAATTGTTTTCTTGACAAAGCGTGTCGATCTGTTTTTTAGCTGATTCTGTAAGTGTGCAAACTTCCATGTTATTCCCTTTCTATTATTTATAGGTATTTTTTGTAATCTTAATGTAACTAAATATATATATGTTTATCAAACAAAGCATAGTCAAAACCTCACACGTGAGAAAAAGCAAAACTGGAGTTGAACATCATTATACCCGCAAGAAAACCATTGTGCATTTTCGTTGCGACAATTGTAATGAAGAATTTACACGTGAAAGAGGATCAATGGATCCTAAAAGATTGAGCAACAATTACTTTCACGTATGCACACTCTGCGACATAAAAAAATTCGCCCAACGCAAGGGCGTTGAGCGTAAAAAAGTTTGGACGTTAAATGCTAGTTCAGGGTTGCCTATAAATAAACTTTAATCCGAACGTCTGTTAAATGTTTGTATTGCTTGCTTACGCTCGTTGCTTTCAGTACGCATTCGACGCTCTAGAGTAGCAAGTCTAATATCTTGCTCTCTAATTTTTTGTTCAAGATTTTGAACATATTTTTGTGTAGGAACATTGCGTTCGACTCCGTCTTCACCGAGCATAGAATAGTGATCAGCGCCTTGCCCGCGCAGGCCACCTAACACTCTATTTGTGTTTTTATTTGATTCAGCGGAAGGTCTTGACCCACCGTACATGCGATTTAAATAACTCATACAGTATTTATTTTTTTAGACTGCTGATACAACGTTATTGATGCAAGATTTTTCATTTTAGCTTCGACCATAATGTCAGCATGGGGCCAAAAGCTCAATGCCCAATCGTTTGCTGATTTGTTCCACATGTAATCGCTATGCGCTCTGAGTTTGGCCTTTTTGTGACCAGCGGCCAGCAATCCAGAAAAATCAGGCTTGACATTTTTATCGTGATCAACTAAGTAATCTTCTCTGCTTAAACTGTAATGCAGTGCAGGACGAACGCCGCGCCAGCTGTCGACAATTCTCTTAACGCGATCGTCGTCGACACTGATGTATTCGCCGCCGCTGTGACACCAATGGTGATGGAGATCTAGCACAAGAGCAACATGCTTTTCAAGTTCAAGACTTGCATCAATACCCCAACTGTTTTCATCATTCTCAATAGTAATACAGTTTCTTGCTTCAGGACTTAGTTTGCCAAGAGCATCAATAATGCCAGCAGGGCCTCTACGTCCACTGATATGTACGTTGCATTTAAAGTCTTGCCATTGCTTGCCATATCCCATCCAGCGGATAAGGTCGCAGTGATATTCAAACTCGTCAATGCTGCGAGCTACGATGTCGTCGTTGTCGCTGGCTAAAACAGTGAACTGACCAGGGTGCATACTCAATCGAACATCAAGTTTACGTGCAGTTTCGCCAACAGCACCATAGTGTTTTTCGCAGTATGCCAGCACATCAGGTTTACGCCAAAAATAACGCCAATCGTCCTGTGTAGCACAGGGCAACTGGTTGCTGCCTAGTCGAACCATTCTAAGTTCTGGAGGCAAGCTTCCTACATATTCTACTAATTTTTTAGCTGCGGCAGCATTGTGTTCCATGATTGTCCACAATTGTTGTTCAGCAACATCTCGAGTCTGACGGTTAAGCCAAGCAACTGTAGTACACTTTTCTGTTAATGGACGTTGAATCTCTTCCAACAATTTTGTTGAAAGAGTTTGATCATTGTGCAGATACTTGCAAGCAAAGCCGATTCGTTGTGTCATATTTTTGTGCTGTCCGTGTTAAAATGTTTGCTGTTATACCAAGCGTATTCAACTGTTTATAGCATTGTGCTCTTTAGAACGCAAGAGCTTATACCATTCAAAAAATAGTTTTATTCGTTTCATACCCAATTTGTTCTTGGCCATTCATCAACACAATCCGGTATGTTGGGTTCCCCATGAAATACTGCAATGCTTGTTTGATCTAGTATTTTAGGAGTTCCTGGATGTCTAAAATTTCTTCGCCCATTAACAACACCTAAATCGTTTCTACTGCGCATTTCCCATTTATAGCTTTGTATCCACTCGTCGGGCCAGAAAACAAATTCTTTTATATGTTTGAACATCCAATCCTGGTCACCATGCATTCTTCGGGTAAACTGTTGAGGGTCTTTCTTAAAAATTTGATATTCATTATTATAGTATCCTGTTTTTACTCTAAAAACACTGCTGTTCATACGATCCCAACTTTGTCTAATATTTCTGTTGAAGTCTCTTATTATACAAAATTTTTTTTCAGGTTTATAAGTAAACAATTTATCAATGTTTTTAAATACTATAAGATCAAGGTCTAAAAAAATTAAAGTTCCGTTGATAGGAAGTTCGTTGCTCAAAAACCAAACTTTATACCACCAGCCAGACACTGGTATATCAGGTAATGGTTCTACTCTTATAGATTTGTCAATACCAGAACGGTTTTCTGTAAAGCAAATAAATTCATGATCAACAGTTAGATTTCTTGATACCATAGACTTTAGTTTGTTGACATATTCAGGGCCATACTTGTTCCCCCATTTAAGACAAACAACATAGTTTTTATTATTTGTAGTGATAGTTGGTACAACTACTTTTGATTCAATAGTAGAAAGGCCCGCTTTCTCACGAGCCTTTCTTGCTTTACGTTCTTGTTTATTTTCAGACTGAGGGTTCATTAAATGACATTTTCTGTAATCGGAAAGGTGTATAGATTGCACTATTAGCACCATGCTCCGCACATTCCACACTCTCGACCCAGCAACGTCTATCGGTCATCTCTTTTACCAACTGATTAGCAAACACATGGGCATGATAAGCAAACTTCTCAACACCTACTCCATCAAGGATGGTTAGCTGTGCAAGACCTTTGTCCGCAAGCAACTTAAAGTCGTCAAGGTGAGGATCTGCTGCGTCGAGAACAACTTTGTGATCGAATGTATCTTCCAGCCACGCTTTGAGAGGCTTTAAACCACCAAAGTCAACTACCCAGTTCTTGTTGTCTAGATCGTTACATCCAAATACAAACTTAAACTGCAAGCTATATCCGTGTAAGAATCGACAGTGCGAATGATCTGCATGTGGCTGACGGAAGCAAGCACTCAACCCAATGTTGTGTCCGTATGTTTTAGTAGAATAGTATGCCATTTTTATACTCCTATGTTAATGGAGTGTGCGGAATATTTAGAGTGGGTCGAACACATAGTCCACTTGCAATACTTATGAAAAGTTAGATGATATCTTTTCGAATTTGTTCGACTTCAAGTTTAATTTTCTCCAACTCGCCAACAGTAACATTGATAAATTTAGTTAATTTTAGAATACAATGCAGTGCCCACAACCAGCAACATGAAATAACAATAACCCATGTAAAAATTGCAATATTAAAAAACGTATCTAAAATTAATATGTTTAGTATAAAAAATGTAATAGTAAACAGAATGGTTAACACTGTAATTAAATACAACACTTTTAACCATTCTATTTGCTGTGTGTTAATTGTTTTCATAAAATATTTATACAGGCAATAATTTAATTAAACACACTATTTAACGAGACTGGACAACAGAATCAGCCAGGCCGTAATCAACTGCTTCTTTAGCACTTAAGAAAGTATCTCTATCCATATCATGTTCAAAGTCTTTGTATGTTTTACCTGCACTGTTATGCTGCACATACAACTCAGTTAATCGAGTTTTCCAATACATAAGTTCTCTGTAGGAAATTTCAATGTCACTGGCCATGCCGCTTGCGCCACCGCTGGGTTGGTGAATCATATGTCTAGCATTTGGAAGTAAATATCTATGTCCTACTGCACCAGCCTGCGCCAAGAAAGATCCCATGCTACAGGCTTGCCCCATTACAATAGTATGCACTTTGGGTTTAATAAATTGCATAGTATCGTAAATGCTCATACCAGAAGTAATAACGCCTCCGGGGCTGTTGATGTAAAACTTGATTGGCTTTTCAGCGTCTTGTGACTCTAAGAAAAGCATTTGAGCAACGATTAGATTTGCTCCGTTATCTTCCACAGGACCGTTTAGCATAACAATACGATCTTTTAAAAGTCTACTGTAAATGTCATAAGAACGCTCTCCTCGAGATTCTTGTTCAATTACCATAGGTACTAAGGGCATGTTTTTTCCTTCTTTATAAAAACACTATATAACATTTTTTTATTTTATCAATTTCAATGAGATGTTTTAAGAATAACTACATCGGCACCGATTCTTCCACTGAGTACAGTCTCGGTGGTGTTGATTTCTTCTAAAAACTTTCTTAGCTTGATTTTGCCTGCTGCTTTGAATTCTTTCAATGTTTCTTCAGGTTTTCTAAGAGTTTTTTGCAAAGATTTTACTTCGTCGTAACCTATGAGAGCACTGCCTTTTACAGTCATAACACCAGCATCACTGGCTGCAACATATTTTCCCAGTTTGCGAGTTTTGGTATTGAACACCCAAATTTCTGTGCTCTGCAACAACTCAAGAGGATTAACACTCGCAATCTGATACTTGTCATCTACCTGTTTGTATTTGAGTCCTGCTACAATCTTGTCCTTGCTTGGTGCTTTTTTAACCCTTGGTTTTCGAGTAGCTTTACTGGAATCAATTACCAGCATACAAGCACCTACAAGCATCTCTAACGCTGCTAAGTAGTTCTGAGCATCCTTTTTAGTAAGATGCTTGTAACCGTCGCGTATTTGCTGTGCAAAGTCTTTTTCACGCTCGTCTTTGATCTTAGCAATACTTTGCGGAGTAGGCAGGTTGACAATTAAACGTGCCTCCTCAAGTTCGCTTTCATAAATTTTCATGATCTTGCGAGCGTGTGCTTGAGTTATTTTATATTTTACAAAGTGTCCTGTAAAATCAAAACCTTTAGGATCAAACGTTTCCTTGTTTATTAAGAAACTGTCCATCCATTCCTCAATATCTTCTAGAGCGTCAGCAACTTGCATCTGAATACGTTCTTGTATCGTAGGCACATATTTTACTTTAGGCTGCTCTACTACTGCTTCGCCGACCTCTACTTCTGGTTTGAGCTTGGCTAAAATTTGACCTTCTTCAGTTAGATTGCCGATATACTTGACTATTCCAGTTTTGTATTGTTCTGGCACTAGTTCCGGATTAGTCTTCAACAAATATGCGGTGGTGGCCCAATGACTGAAATTTGAAGTCTTCCATTCAGGTAATCTATTGATATTTGCCACTGCTTTTCGATCAAAGTTTGCTTTGATGTATTCTTTAACTTGAACGCCCCATTCTTTTGATTCGATTTCATAGTGAACAAAATGTTTTGCTCGCCAGAAGTCATCAGTGGGCATAAGCGCAAATCCACTTACCCGACGTGTTGCACGTACAGTTGCTTTTTTCTTTGGTTTTAATACTGCGCTGCGGGCCATAACAATCCTCGTTTCGTGTTACATTTAAATATACTATACTTTATAGTTATTGTCAATATTTAATCCTATAAAGCGTTTCGTGCTTAGGATCGAGATAAAATTCAAACGTTACTTCGTACATGTGTATTGCCGCTAGGTATTGTGGATCTTTAAACTCGATCTTAATAGCGTGTTTCTTTAAATAAATTAACCAATCCATGAAACAGAAAGAATCAAGGGTCATCATAACAGTTTCACGAGTGTGGCAATCAATTGGATCAAGTCTAAATGGTACAGCTATCATGTTAGTCTTTTAATGTTGTTGTAATCTTCGCTAAATTGTAAATAAAACCAAGTTTCTTTTTCAGCAGATAATTCCCATGTAATTTTATATGTATCTGTGTACGCATAATTGTCTTTGTAATGATCTACATTTACAATTTTACCGTGTTCCTGCAGATATCTAACCCAAGGCAGTGAATACCACTCAGATAGTTTTTCAACAAAGGCAACAGGCTGACCTTTTATTTGTATATTTTTCTCGTCAACTCGTAGTAGCGTGTTTATCATTCTTCTACTCCGAAATGTCTTAAAATTTGATGTTGATAAAATATCGACGGATTTGTTCCGTCATATATGACTTTATTACATTCTCGAATAATCAACTCGGCAAACATTGCGCTTTGTCTAGTTGGCATATCACATCCACAACCACACATGTCCAATCCGGCTTGTACAGCAATTTCACGAATCAGATCATAGTTCATGCGTCGACTCCAAAATGTTCTTTTAGAGTATGTACTGCGTCTTCTTTTAAGCGAAAAGCAGTAAACAGTGCTTCACCGACCTGATGTTCATACCCTTTAGGAGGGTTTTTGGCAAACTCTGCCCATCCGTCACCTTCTTTTGTCAAAAGATCACAGCACTCTTGCACAATCAATCTAGCAAACTTTCCTAGACCATCCTCGCTTAACATAGCAAGAACGGCATCTTGGTTGTTTGATATGAAGTCATCGTCGCTTTCTAAATAACCGCCAAGACAATCATCGTCGTATGGTCTGCGGGGTTTTATTTCCAATCCGGCCTGTACAGCAATTTCACGAATCAGATCATAGTTCATTCGTCGACTCCAAAGTGGGCTTTTATGAATCCACCAACTGGGCAAAATCCACGATCATAGTTGTTGTCTGCAACTTCGGCACATTCCCGAATAATCAGTTCAGCAAACACTGCCAACGATCCAGGATTGTTCAGGGACTCCTGCCAAATACGCACAGGTTCTCTATCTGTTTCTTCATCTGCCCATTTGGTTTGTTTCAATCCTGCTTGCTTGGCAAGTTCTTTAATGCGGTTGTTCATTTGTTACCTTCGCTGTTTTTAACTGTATCAAGCATCATAGTTTTATTGTACATGTCTTCAACTTCGGCATATTTGGATTGAAGCTTGCTAATATGTTCGCCTAAATATTTTAAGTTAGTACGACTAATAGATCTAAGAGAGTCAAGCGTATCAAATGCACGGTCTAAAGGAACCTCGTCGCCTATGCTATCTAATTTTACTCCAAGCAGTGATACTTCACGTCGAGACATTTCGCAAATGTATCCGCCATTTGTGTTTGCAATAATTTTCACAGCTTCTCACCTTTGTCAAATCCACGGAATGTCTTAAAGCGTGGAAAACGCAAGCTGTAAGTGCCGTCCTGGTTCTGTGTTACTGCATCAGCCCTAACTTCCACAAGAGATCCAATAACACGATTATAGTCACGCCAAAAAGCATCGCGCTGTTCGTCTGTGAGACCGCTACCAACATTAACCCTAATATCTTTCCCAAGATCTTGCCCAGCGCATACCAGAGCCCCGAGTCTTCCTGCATTTTTACCCGTTCCTTCTTCAAGAGAAATAACCTCCAACGTTACTTCAATAAATGGTTTTGCTTTAAGCCAACTAGAACTACGTTTGCATTCATAAGGCGCATCCGGGTCCTTGATCATTACGCCTTCATAACCACCATCTACAGCCGCCTTATTAAGCTCTACAAAGCGTCGATAGCCTTCTGCGGTATCCAGGTCTACGGTTTCCCAACCTAGTACTGTAACGTGCTGTAGCGTGTCTGCGTGGTCGTCTACCCAGGCACTGATCATTTGGCTACGAAAGTTTTGAGGCTTATCCCATTGTTTGTTTTTAAAACAGCCTAGCGGAATGATATCAAACAAGTTGAGTACTGCATCTTTTGCGTTTACGTTTGACTTGCGCTGCACTTGTCGCATAAGGTCTTGGAAGGTGGCACTCATGATTTCTCCATCCAGCACCAATGGATATGGCGCAGGATGATCTTTAAGAACTGCACGGATTTCTTCAATGATATGATCAAAGTTATGAAACTGTTTGCCGTTGCGACTAAACATTTCGATGCTCTTTCCGTGTCTGTCGTTGATAACAACGAGCACACGAACGCCGTCTAGTTTGACTTCGATCTGCTTCTTGCCACGCATCTTGTCTTCGTGATTTGCACTGTCATGTGCAAGTTGGCATTCAAACACAGGAACTTGATACTGCGGGTGCTTTTTACAAACTTTGTTAACGGTTTTTTCGCTCATACCGCAGCGCAAATCTTTGATAAGAATGCGACGATACCAGTCGTTCCACTGACCTGTGGTAGCTACACTCATTGCCAAGTTAATAGCATCACGTGCAGCATGTCCAGTTAGATTACGATAACGTAGATCGTTGGCCAGTTGTACAAAAACAGACCAAGGTAGTCCTTGGCTGTCGTTAGTATCTTTAAATGGCACTTGCTTAACGCCAAATGTAATCAGCGGATCCAGTGCCATACGCACACCTTCAAAGAACTCGTCTAGTCCTTCTTTAACGGCTGCGGCTAGAATAGCTTCTTTGTCAAGACGACTGTTGTGATTTTCTAGATCTCGAATAATAGAGTCGGGTTGTGTACGCATGTTATATCCTTATTTAATTTTTATTACTGCGAGGCAATACCAGTTAGCAGTGCTGCAAGTGTTACTATGGTGAATCCTAAAAAATACACAAGAGATAGATAAAACTCTGATTGTTTTTTAGACTTTATAAACTTTGCATCGGCATCTGCAAACTTTTGTCTATAGTCATTTTTCGTAGCAAGTAGATCAATGTAATTGTTTACTAAATCGTTATACTTATCAACAAGATCGATCAATTTCTGACGATCTTCAGTAGTCTCACTTGAGATTTTATTTTTCATAACCATAGATTTCTTACGAGCCATAAGCAAACAAGCAATTGCTTCTTGTTCACTTGTTGTACTTAATGCTTTAGCAATTAATTGATCAGCGCTCATGTTGATGCTCCAAATAGTGAAATTAGTTTTTGCAGGAATGAGCGTTTGGCTTGGCCAGTTGCGTACCATTCATTTAGTAGTTGTTTAGAAACTGATCGTGCTTCTACTTCCCAAGGAAAGTTTTTATATTCTTTATAAGTGGCTTTTTCTATCGCGTCAACCGAAAACCGTGTGTTTTGATAATAATAATCACCAGTGTCAAGGTGTTTAAAGTCGCCGCGCATTTCTTGTAGCACATGAGTCATCTCGTGAAAGATAATCCCAAAGATGGTGTGCATGGAATTGTTAGCAGAAATCTTAACTATAAAGTGACTGGGTTTGATCACAACGCCGTATTTCATATACTTGGTTGTACACAGTCCACTAGTTGACAAACTAAGATTTTCCAGTGTTTGGCCTTCAGTTCTATGTTCGATATGCTCCGGAAAGGTCACATACACAGGAGGTGTATAGACACTCATTTTATATTTGTTAATGAAAAACTCAAATGCATCGTGAATCTGCTGCCACTGTTCATGTGTAAAATTCTTGCTAGCTGTGGTATGTAACTTAACTTTCATTGAAGCTATCTCTACGTTGTATAATCTATAGTTCACTATAACAAAAAATTGTACAGCGGTCAAGATAAAAGGCGCACAAGGCGCCTTTTATTTCTTATTAGTTGGTGCCCTTGGCGAGACTCGAACTCGCACTAAACAGAGTTTGAACCTGCTGACTCTACCAATTGGCCTACAAGGGCAAAGTGTTGTTTAAAGGTGGTATCAGCAATTTGTCTAGTACAAATTTATCGGGCCCAGATGCGTTCAAACAACTATGTGTTTATTTTTACACCTACGTAAGGACTAGAATGTTTTTTATCCTTACTCCTTTAAACAATTTAGTAATTAGCCTAGCAATAACCTATAGCATATCGCCGGGTCGCGGTCGACTCACTTCTCTTACACCCTCAAGGTGCAGGCTAAAATTGGTTGCGGTGGGTAGGAATCGAACCTACGTATTCGGCTTATGAGACCGTGCTGGAACCACCTCCAGTCTACCCCGCAATAATTCTGTTTTCAACTGCACTACCAAAGGACTCGAACCTTTTTCCCACTACCAAAGTTTAACACGGAATTGAACCGTCGGCCGCGCTTGTGGCGCCCACCATGGAGAAGTGCATGTGAAAACAGAATTGCTTCTTTACCCTGTAATAAACTTAACTAGTTGAACAGTCTCGGAAATGGAGTAGTTGTCTACTTCCAAGTGGGTCGGAACTCGAAAACTGTTCAACAAGTTTAGTTTTTGCACAGGCTGAGATTATACCGTGCGTTGAGCGCCTTTGCAGAGTACCCAGTCCCTTGCGAGGATGGTTGCCGCTTTGTCCACAAGAGCCATTTCTGGTCATCTTGTATCGCTCAGTGCTGCCTTGTTAAGGTGTGGCGTGTCACCTGTCGCACACTGCTATTCGTCCTTCTATCTTCCGCCTACCTTGCGAGCAGTTCACAGTCGCTAAACCGTTACGTCTTCTTTCCGAACAACCACGTCCGCCTTGCGAGCTTCTGTGGACCACATTCTGTTGCCAGTGTGGTATTAAGCACCTTTCACAGTGTACCGGAGTAGTCTTTCGCTTTTGTTTCAAAACAGGGATTGAACCTGTGCCGATTCCTTAGAAGGGAATTACTCTACCGCTGAGTTATTTGCGAACCTATTGAGATGTGCTACTCCAGTTGCACCATATCTTGTTAGATACAGTATACAACACACCTCCTGCTTTTGGCCTTGCGGGCTACTAAGCGTTACTTCAAGTATCCGGGTCCTAACCCTTCCACTCTTGTAATGCTACTACGCCTTTGCTTGCGGGCTCAGACAGTGTAGCTACCTGTTAACTTTCAGCATTCGTTAGTTTGGCTGAACAGTGTTTGGGCGCCAACCCTTTTACTACTCACCGACCGGCTCCGTAGCTATCCTTTCGGACACTGTTCCTAACTTACTGCCTACCGCCTTTCTACGGACGGAAGTTGCTTTCGTTTGCACGAGTCAACTTTAGTTCAGGCTTGCTTAGATGGACCATTGCTGGCGCCGGTTTATAGGAAACCCGTCTTTGGGTGCATTACTGCACTTACCCTTGTATGGACGCTAAGCCGCCCATCTTACTGTGTTTAAAACTATACATTGTGGAATTGAACCACCGAGTCGACCGTAAGGTCGACCTGTTCCATAACATCGGCGCGGCCTACGCCTTATGTATAGTTTAAAACACAGTCATTACCTAATTTTCAAAGAACGTGTAAACTGCGTTGTTTGCTGCTTACTTGTTTAATATAGTGTATCTTCTTGTGTTTGTCAACTACTTTTTAGTCTTTTTTCAAACTTTTTTGCGCAGCATATTCAAGTAATCAATTAATGCTACAGTTTCTACAAACATAGTAAGCTCTTTGTCAGAATACTCAGACATGCTGTTCTCCTCTGTGTATCACTATGTATAGCATAGCGCATACACTAGGTCAACACTAAAATTTACCAACCTTACAATCTTCATGAGTGCCCAAACACAACAGTTGTATTTCTCCAGGAGTTACTTTAAAAACTAATCCAATTCTAGATCCCATTAAATGCGCCCAAAGTGGTCTTTCGTACAAAGTGTGATACTGCAACATGTGAACGTTGAACTCGGGTGGATAATCTCGCATAGATGGTTGCTGATCATATTGCTCAATGAACGACAACAGTTTTTGCAGTGGTTGCATAACTCTTGATTCTTTGCTGTACTTTTTAAAAGCACGTTTATACGCAGAAGTCTGAGATACAGTCCAACTACCTTTTTGTTCAGTTAAAACAAAAGTAGTGTAATCTGCAAGAGAGTTTGTTTCAATGATTTCAAATATTTTCATACAATATTTATTCTTAATGGTGCCGGTAGAGAGAATCGAACTCCCGTCAGCTGATTACTAATCAGCTGCTAAACCACTCAGCTATACCGGCTAATTATTTGCGTACTAAAAAACAACTTTCCTCTATTCTAGATTCGTATCTATTTGGAAAAAGTTCTTCTACTACTTTATAAACATCGCCCCAGGTCGGCTCTGTTGGATACGAAAACCAGCCTTGGATTTTATTATAAAAATGTGAAATTTTACTCATCTAAATACTTTCTATTATAGAAGACGTTATTTTTTAATCCCACTCAAACCAGTAACCACATTGCACCCAGTCGCGCATTGCTGCGTCACAAAAGTCAACTTGTAGTTTTTCATCAGTTTCTTTGTGGATGACAGGTCCTCCGCATTCAATATTCATTAGCGAAATATATTCTTCTTTGTTCTTTTGGTAAATCCAAACGTATATCATGTAGAGGACCTTTCTTATCTTGGAGCGGGTAACGAGAATCGAACTCGTGCATTAACTTTGGCAAAGTTATAGGCTACCATTACATCATACCCGCATTTTGTATATTTATGATCTCAATTTTCATAAAGATCTTCATAATCAAAGTCTTCATCTTCGGATAACCATTTGTCATCCGGTGCGGCTTGATCATATTGCTTGTAATAGTCCTCATTGGGCATTAACTGCCTTATGTGAGGAATTTGTAGCTGTAATATTGTAAAATGTTTCTTGCTTGGAATGTCTGTAATAAACCAAAGTGTACCACATCCTCCGCCTGCTAAACGAATTGGTCCATGTGCCATACTACTAATAGCAGACTTTAATTTGGCACCGTGTTCAGTAATAACTCTTACAGTTTTACGGTGTTCAAGACGTAATCTGTCTGCTGGAGTCATTACTCTAATATCGGCACAGTTCTCATTGTCGATTGTAACCACACAATCTTTGATTTTAATAGAACCTTTGGTGTGTGTGTTATCTGGCGTTTCTTTGGTGCTCCATGGAACACTACAATTTACGTGGTTAACGTAATAGGTTTCGCCTTTGAATTTGATAACCCACATAGGAATGGTCTCATCTTCTAAGTGTTTCTTGTTAAAATGAAACACTGCATCTCTACAAGCATATTCAATTTTGATCTATGACATTTTATTCTCCTTGAAAGTCAATTTATAGTAATGGTGCGTCCTACAGGTATCGAGCCTGCCTCCTGGGTTTTAGAAGCCCGTGACAATCCATCTTGTCCAAGGACGCAAAAGTTTGGCGAGGGTGTGAGGAATCGAACCCCTAGCGGACGGTTTTGGAGACCGTTGATGGCACCAGCCAACTTTACGCGACACCGACGTTATTCTTTTGGTTGTTCTGCTGTTACTGAATCAGTAATTTGAGGATCTACAGTTGTTTCAACTGTAGGAGGATTAATAAGAGTGTCTGTGACAACTTTTATTACACCTTCGTAAAATACTGCAAATGCTGCTAAAAATGCGGCTGCAATACCAGCTATAATCTTTTTCTTGTGTTCAGCAAACATAATGTTCTCCTTGTGTTTTGCAAGTTATTTATGTACATGCAAAAAAAATTAAACAAGTCCCGATCAGCATTCTGTTTATAACAGAGCCACCGCCTCACGACCCGAGCGTAAAAGCCACGGACCGCTTGTTTGTCCCCACCGCGTTGCTGGATCTCACGTATTAGTCGATCCGAAAGTTGTCCAGCATTACGACCACATTGTGGTATCTAGATCAACAGTTTAAAATTGCAGAGCAGTTTTACAACGTTTATTTCTACTCAGGTTGTAACCAGTTTAACGACCTGTATATTTCGCCAGCTTTAGCTAAGGTCGAGTCTTGACATAAGACTCCTATGGCTGGGTGGGCAGGATTCGAACCTGCAACCTGCGCATTCAAAGTGCGTTGCTCTACCAATTGAGCTACCTCCCAAAATAGTTTTAGTGTATTAAGTTATTGATGTTCATTTTTCACCTTGGTTGTCTACGTAGACTCTAATGTCAACAACTATTCTTGGTTGCGGGAGGGGCGCTTGAATCCCCCAGAGTTCTTGGTTATGAGCCAAGTGACTAACCATCTTGTCCTTCCCGGCACAGTGTTCTGTGTTGTAGTAAGTTTTTGGTGCGGGTAAAGAGACTCTAACCCTCTACCTGCGTTGCTCTACCAATTGAGCTACCTCCCAAAAATTCTTATTCTGTTGCTTTAGCAACACCTACTGCGGTGTCAGTTAAGTATCGCAACACAACGTTTGCAAAGCCTACAACTAGCATTATAATTGGTTCGCTGCCTGGTGCAACAACATTAATCAAACCTGATAGTTCACCAATACCTGCTAAAATAGTTGCAACGTTAAAAATAATAGTCCTGTAACCTTTTAAAAATGTCATTATATTTCTCCTTTTCTAATTTGGTGCGGGTAGAGGGACTCGAGTCCCTCTCGCAGTTTAATAGTATAATTGGTACCCCTGGAGGGACTCGAACCCCCAAACTACCGGACCTAAGCCGGACGACTTTACCAATTTGCCCACAGGGGCTAAATTGAATCAATTAGTTTATACTGGAATAATACTTTCTTTACAGTTGTAGCACTACCCCAGTTATATCCTAACTCTTTCAACGTAGTATTCATACTATTATTATTTTTAAATGCAGCAATAATTTCTTCATCGCTACATTTTCTAACTTGCTTTCCTTGGCGCTGTCCTACTTTCCAAGTATCAGTAATACTATGGCAGTTGGGGCAAAGACATCTCAAGTTGCTTCTAACATTGTTTTTGTTGTTTCCGTCAATGTGATCCAACTCTAATGTTATACGCAAACCCATCCACTCGTTAAGTTTGCAATGCGAGCATTTATATTCCTGCTCTTCCATTACAATCTTTTTGCGCAGCCTATGTCCAAGTTCTTCAAAAGATTTCTTTTCTACTAACCTGCGTCTATGACTAATATGCGATTTCTCACGCATTTCATCTGTAAAGACAGGTACTCTTCCTTCAGCATGGGCTTGCTTTAAGCCTTTGCTGTTCTTTGCTCTGTTAGCAGGACAACTATTAGAACTGTTAGCACATCTGTACCTGCCTGTGCCTTTACTAAAATATTGCGCCGGCTGGCCACAGCCACTATCGCACCGTTTTCCTTGTGGTATAACTATATTATTCATATAGTTATTTATCTAAATTAGTAGACAAACGCTAATTTGTTCCTACCAATTGGCCTATACCCGCATTATTTTGTATATTTATGTTCTTGTACAATTTTGTAATTAAATTATAGTAACTTCTACTGGTTGTTTGAGAACATCAGTAACATAGGTACTCCTATGATGTCCACCTAATAACCAAATCCCACCAGTTTCAGGATCTTGAAGATATATAGGACGCTCTACTTGCTTGTCTTTTCCGTATAGCTTTGGTGCGCGGGCGCTTTTTGCAGGTTCAGTCCATTTGAGCGTACCAGTCCAACTATCACCTGTATTGCCTGCGCCTCTTACATCGTTCCTAGACAACAACTTTATTTTTGCCCTTGCAAGTGCAGCACGAAATACTCTCTTGTCTGCTAGTTTCTGCAAACGTTCATGCACCCAATCTGGCATCCACTGCGGATCGTAATTTTCAAGTTGATAAAGAACTTCGTTATGCTCCTGATCTGCGTTAGGAGCAATCCAATTTATTTTACCTTGATAAATTTCAAATATTTTCATACAGTATTTATTATTTGGAGGTCGATGTGAGAATTGAACTCACTACTTACGTGCCTGGGATTTGCAATCCCGCCCCTTACCATCCGGGCCACCGACCATTTAGTTTTGGTGCCCCCAGCGAGAATCGAACTCACTATCTTCGGGTTACAAATCCGTTGCATCGCCAGCAATGCTTTAGGGGCGTTGTATTGTCTATATTATAAATGTTTCTCTTTGTCAAGAACAATGTGCAAATAATCATATACAGCTTCATATGAGTTGAACATTCGTGTTCCGTGCCGGCTTATGACTCTCACAATACTACCATAACAGTGTATTAGGCCAAATCCTGAGTAACGTCCGTTACCAAGTCTACGTGTATTCCATCTAGTTTTTTTTGCTACAGGTTTGTTGTAAACGTGTGCTATTCCTAGTATTTCTGAGCATTGTTCGTAAAATGCTCTCTTTTCATCTTCAGTTTTCATATTGTCCTCTCACATACGGATTATTTGGAGCGGGTAACGAGATTCGAACTCGTGACAAGAGCTTGGAAGGCTCGCATGTTACCGCTACACCATACCCGCAATTTTGACGGTGTTTGTTAACGCAGACCGACAACTGCTTCACAATTCAATTTCGTCACGCAGCCCCCTGCCCGCTCGTGGCGTGACCCAACCATTTTCCGCCCAATCCGAATCAACGGGCTAAACGCAAACTTTGAGTCTTCCTTTATTAATGGCGACCGATACGGGACTCGAACCCGTTTTACCTGGTGGACAGCCAAGTGTAATACCCATATACCAATCGGCCTAAAACACTGTATACTATCTCGTTCCAAACCAACATCCAGTGTTGATATGCTTTCAAAAGCCCCGCACTGTTATTTCAAACAGTTGCTCACGTTGCTATGCTTACGCTACTTGAGGGTTCACAGTGTGCGTTTAATTTGGCAGACAGGGTGGGATTCGAACCCACGGAACGCTACTAACGTTCGACGGTTTTCAAGACCGTTGTAATAATCCATCTCTACCACCTGTCCGTATTGGTGCGGAATGACGGACTCGAACCGCCCACCTCGCTATAGTTTGGTGCGTGAAGAGGGTATCGAACCCCCGACCTGAGGTGTGTAAAACCCCTGCTCTACCACTGAGCTACCCACGCAACTTATCTCTATATTTACGTTGATATCTGCTTCTTGCAGAGTTCTTTTTATTTCTGCCTTTAAAAGTGTCAGTTTGACTATGACAGTTTGGGCATAACAAACGTAAATTGTTAGGAAAATTGTTATCACTGTCACCGTCAACATGATCAACAGTAAGTGTTAATGGTTTTCCATTGTAAGAATTCCCAACATTGCATTCTTCACAATGTTCTCCTCTAGTCTCAACTAAGTATTTTTTTAGTGCTGGACTACCGTCACTCACCAAACCTGTTTCGACTTCAAGTTTCTTTTTAGAATTCCATTTGTGTTGTTGAAAACAATCTCCGTTGCAATACTTATTTGTAGTGCTATGTTTCCAATTGTTTTCTTTACCGCAGTTTAAGCAAAAAAATGTTTTCATTGGTAGAGTATCTCCTATTTAAAGTATTTATCTACCACTGCGCCAATCCTGCATTGTTTTGGTATCAACCAAGGACTTGAACCTTGAGCACAACCAGCACGACGCCTGTGATGCCACTGCTGCCTGCAAACCTGCATTGATATATTTCGAGGGGTTGACCCGTTGCACCTTGAACAAACATTCTAGACTATTTGTTCTTCCTTGTTGCCAAGGCTCAGTGTGTCAACCCAACTTATTGGTGGACCGTATGGGAATCGAACCCATTGACAGCGATCTTGCAAGGATCACCCGTTACCCATAACACAGCCCAAAACTATCTAAAGGAGACCAATCCTCTAGTAGGTAGACGCCGCATAGTCGCCGTTGTGAGCTTGGTCTTGCTCGGCATATGACCAGTGGCGGCAATCTACAATATATTGGCGGAGCGTCTGGGAATCGAACCCAGTCTACCCTTGCGAGTAGTACAGATTAGCAATCTGCTGCATTACCATCCTGCCCACGCTCCAAATAATTAATCTTTTCTGTGTGGTGCTTGCATATTAGCACGATCCAACTGCGTATTGCCACGATCTAAATAATAAGGATCGTGGTTAAGTGCTGCTGCTACGTGATCTGCTACACTCTGGATTTGAGTGGTAACACACACAGTGGTAGTTCCAGATCGCACTTGCCATCGTTTAATGTTAGGTTCTGCTGTTGACGTATATGGATATACTTTGAAGTCATTACGCACTTTCGTCATTTGCTTTCCTTTGCAGTTAATTTAAACGCAAGAAGCACCGTTGCTACGCATTGAGACTGCCGTGTTGATCTTCTTGCTTTGGCTCTAACCATCTCTCGGTTGACTTAGCTGCTTTGAAATCAAGCAGTACCGTGTTGTATCTGGTCTGGGTGACTGGATTTGAACCAGCGACTTCTTGCTTCCAAGGCAAGCACTCTACACAAGCTGAGCTACACCCAGATAATTTTTGTATTATCCGTATTGCGGCAAACCTAACGCCTTACGACCTTTGCCTGTATTCTTAGCCCCAAATGTTGCTTGTTGACTGTCACAGTTAGGGCATACTAGTTGAAAGTTATCAGGATGATTGTTTGTAGCATTACCATCTATATGGTCACACCATAAACTAATTGTCTTGCCGTTCCATTCCGTTATGCCGCAACAGTTACACTTGTTACCATCACGTTTAATTACAAACTCTCTAATTAGTGCTCTAGGATGCTTAACATCTAAGTCCTTTCCGTCTAACCAGTCGTTGTAGCGGCGTTCTCGTAGTGCAATAGCATTAGCCTTTGCCCCTAACCTACTACATTCTAAACTACAGTATCTGTGGTTACTACTATAACCTTTAAACACAAATTCTGTGCCACAATGTTCGCAGTTAAACGTTTTGTCTTTTGTGCCTTTATAATTCATATGGTAGAGTCCTTCTAAAAATATTACATTTTTATTTATCCTCTACCGTTAAATTGGCTCGGGGAGTCGGATTCGAACCGACCTCATTCTCGGTTAACAGCCGAGCGCTATCGCCTAGACAGCTCTCCCCGAATAGTTTCTTTAGTCCAACTGAGCTAATTAGAAACAATAATTTATTTGGCACCGGTGCAGAGAGTCGAACTCTGGCCCTCAGTTTTGGAGACTGATGTGCTGCCGTAACACTTCACCGATATTGTCTTTGGCTCCCTCTGCTGGACTCGAACCGACCTCATTCTCGGTTAACAGCCGAGCACCATCACCTGGATAGCTTAGAGGGAACGTTATGTGTTTGGCTCTACTGGGCACCACTCCAGCGATTTAACTGCTTCGGCATCAGATGCAGTACCGTGTTTCTTGCGTCTTACGGAGTCAACCTCCTGCGCTAGTATAAATACATGATGATAAAAAAGATTTGGTCCATTTTACTACCATGTATAATAATAGCTAGTTTTCTACTAGCTGTTAACAATCTAATCACTACCCACCATAATAATCAACTTTTGTTAGAAATTATTAATAGTAAGTAGCGTGATTTGCGCCTCGGTGTAGCCTAGGCTGCTACATGTGATCACTTAAGACGTTGCGCTATTGCGCTTGTGGCCTTTTTATTTTAGTATCCGATACTTGCATCGGGCGCAAATCATTCTGTTTTCAGCTACACAAAAACTTAGCATAACGACCCAGCTGCTAGTCCTCTGTTAGCGTTTGTGTATGTGAAAACAGAATTTCCAATGTTCTTGCGAACATCTTCAACACAGGAACGTACAGACATATTCGTCAGTTTGTTCTTCTGCTTCAGCCCGGTCATCGCTTACGCTAGGGGCTTGTCCTAGTAAACTAGGAACATTCAATTAAATTTTCAAAGAGCGTGTAACTTGCGTTACGTTTTGTTTTCTGTTTGTTTAGTTAATATAGCGTAGTTAGTTTGCTATGTCAACTGTTTTTTCTTTTTTGTTTTTGGAACTTTAAGTTTCTCAACTGTCTGCGTTCTCTATGTATGTGTTATATAGTGTGTGCCTGTGCTTGTCAACTGTCTTTTTGAACTACTAATGAAAAAACCCTCCTAGTTTTGCTAGGAGGGTTTTGAAACTTTGTGAACTTGTTTTGTTCTTAGTCTCGTACCCCTCCAGAGCATAGATCTGCGCCCGGATTACTTGATCCGACTGTCCATAACTGTACTGTGGTGCTCGAGAGTTTCATTGAACTTTCTATTCCTTCTTTATTTTATATATCTATTTATCATCGAGAATTAAGTACGCACTTAATTATGATTTTACAGATAATTCAAATGCTAGTTGATTTTTATTTTGGTCATTATAGTTAGGGCCACAAATGATCACGCCAGTAAATATCAGTAAAATCTTTCAACTTTTCTTGATAAGCTTCTTCACCAAAGGTGATACCGATATTGTCTAGATGCTCGTACATGTCTTCTCCGTTCAACAGTTTGACGGTTACCCATTCGTGCATATCTTCAACAATCATTTCTTCTAGTTTAGACATAAAGCGCTCAGTCATCTTGCTCCACAATTACCCATTCAGTTTTTTCATAGTAAGACATGAAGAATGTCTCAGGTTGACCAGGTTTACCATAAACCATAATCATCGGACCATCTGTGTCTTCGGTGATCCAGATGTGATGGAAGATTAGATCGCCGGGTTGATCTAAATCTTCTGTTAGATAAGCAAGCTCGCCAGCAAGCTTCTTACGCTGATCTTCTGTAAGTTCTGGCTGTTCTGTTTCCCATTCAATTTTGTAGTTCATTGTGAAATAATCCTTACTTTGCCTTCCTTGATGCCTAATGTATAGTCTAGGTTGTTTTCAACACGCTGCACAATACGATTTAACATTTGCCGATTTTCTGCCAAGCGACCTTTGTACATCGTATCGCCTAGAGTAGTGTCTCCTTTCTTGGCTTCTTCTGTAAGCCAAGCTTCTATCTGCTTGATCAAATCAATTTCTTCTTTGATTGCTTCGAGTAAATCATGTGCCATTATACTATCTCAAAAGTTTTTACATCATAAGCAACAGAAGCTTGTTGAGTTTCGTAAAACTCAGCAGCAGTTTCGTTCCACTGCAACACACCTTCGGTACCATAGTCATCTTGTGCTGCCATCATTGCAAGTTCAGCAGTTTTATAAAATCGAGAATACACTATTCTCAAATCTAAAGATTCTTCGTTTACTTGAAACTTTCTAAGTCTATATTCTTTCATCGTGTCTTTTCCTTGTCGATCAATGTTACAAATCCTAGATTAGATTCAGGTTGTCTTAATCCTGCACGTATAACCATGCTGCCAGTGTCTGTGTATTTTACCAGCCAATTTGGATAGTTATAATTAAATAGCTTGAATCCAGTTAATCGTTTTAGCATGTTTGCAGGATACTCGTAAAGAGCATACTGATCAGCAAGATAACTTTTGTTCTTGAGAGCAAAGTAAGTTGCTCTTTTTTCAAAGTAGTTTTTAGTAAGAGGAGTAAATGAAATTGTCTGACATTCTTTTTTTAAGGACTTTGAGTATCGATTGAAGTCAGATTCTCTAATAATGATTCTTCTCTTAGCCATAGCATTCTCCTGTATATAACTATAGCATACTGCTATACTGCGGTCAATAGAAAAGGACCCAAGGGCCCTTTTCTATTTTGATTATTGTTTGGTTGTAGTAGCAGCAACAGTTGGATCAACCTGTAGATCTCGTGCAGTCTTGACCATCATCATCTGCATAAAAGTGTCTACTGTGCCTAGTGCGCTACCTGTGGAACCTTCGCTTCCACCAATCACAGTAGCAGGAACATTGATCTTACTTGCAGCATCAGCCCATACCTTCTGTGCTTCGGTCCACGCAGCCAGTTTCTGTGCTAGAGCACCGTCGGCTTCAAGGATAGCTTGCTTTGCGTAGGCTTCAGCATCAGCAGCAACAGTTACTGACTGTGCGTCGATCTTAGCACGTTCTAGGTTAATTTGTGCAGTTTCCTTAGCAACACGAGCTTCTTCACGTACACGTTCAGCAGCAGTAATAGCTAGTTTCTTCTGAGTTTCAGCTTCAGTGGTCAACTGGATCTGCTCAGTTTTAGCCGCGGCCTGACGTTTTGCAATTTCAGTATCACCGTTTGCAATTTCCAACAGTCGTTGTTCTTCTTGTTCCAACCGCTGTTCTTTAGCAATAACACGACGGCTTACTGCATCCTTACGCTTGGCTTGCTGTACTTCGAACGCAGGGTCTGCATCGATCTTTTCAAGGATTGCACTAGACACTTGAATACCGTATTGCAAGTATTCAGGCACAGTACGAATTTCCTTGCCGTTCTCATCAAGAACTTTTTCGGCAACTGTAATCACAATAGTTGTGTCGCCTACACTGCTAGTGTCTTGGTTTGAAACACTGTCACTTGCGGATACTTGAGCAGGATCAGGATTGGATACTTCTTTTTGCACCAGTTGAACTTTTGGCTGACCTTTGATCAGTGTATCTTTAAACTCAGTTTTAAACTGATCACGCATCTGTCCGCTGTAGTATTGTTCCATGGTAAACATGTTAGCAACTGTGTCGATTGCAGTAGTAACACTTGGTTTTAGTGTAGTGGTAATCAGTCGCTCTGGGCTACGGAAGTCACGTGCCATTTTGAGAAACTGCTCAGGATCTTGAGGAATACCAAATCGTGTAGTTTCCGTAACGTCGCCGGTCCAGTTGTCGCTCATTCGCACATTGTACGGGCCATTTACGCTGCTACCATCTGCGTTTGCATCAGCGGTGTGTGCAACAGTAATGTAGTAGGGCCATGCAGTGCTGGAACCCCAACCACTGAAGTACCAACCAGTAGCACATTCTGCACTTTCGGTACCAAAGATGGTACGAACGTGTTGGCAGTAACCAGCATCGTTATAACTAACTGCACCACCCAACCCAATTAAAACGCCGAGTACGCTGGCGATAGTAGTCGAGATATTTCGTACACGTTTAATTTCCAAAGCCACTGGCATTGCACGGATAACAACAGCACCAATGATAAGTAGTGCACCAAAGATAATTCCAAACATATATTTTCCTTTTGTTTCTAGTAAGTTCAACATAGCACCATTGTAGTGCTATTGTCAATTGGTTTATTCAAGGTCGCCTTCTTGAATTTCGATGTGATAGCGACTTTCTTCACGTTGGATAAAATCAATTACTTCTGCATCCAGTGTGCTGCGATCAACAGTGGCAAGGTCGACGTCAAACTCATACTTGACATCGTCGGCAATCGAATCTGCAATTGCAGCCTTTGCTAGTTTTCAGCACCCTCGGATGTAGTTGATGCAACCCATGGCGTGTAAAACGTATTCCAGTTTTCTCGACTTTGACCGTCTTCATCATCATAAAACGCAATATAAATCTTGGTCATATTAGTTTCCTTTATTGATTTACGTAGGTGAGGTCGATTGGGCTCACAACAATTTCAGGTTCGAGATAAACTGCTTGCACTTCATCTTTTCCAGGAACCACACACATTACATAAGTTGCAGCAAGACCTTGTGGCATGAAAAGACCATTGGGTTCTGCTTGGGGCATTGTGCCAACGTTTGAGTCGACGCGATCACCAACAAAATCTTCGTAGTCAACGACTTTATCGGGGTTGCTGTACTGGATACTAGCGTTAATGCCATAACCTACACTGTCACAAATCTTAACAAGGTTACCATTCATAGTAACGATATAAGTGTAAGTACGATAGTTTGGTTGGTCACGCAGTTCATACAACCACTTTACCATACGCTTTTCGGTGAAGTTAGTGATGGCCGGTAGACCAGTTTGACGCTCGCCTTCCTTAAGAAGCTTTTCCATTTGATCTGCAATTGCTTCATCAGTTGAAGGAGGTTCAACATCAAACCAACCAGCGTGTGCAGTTGTTGCAGTCATAACAGCCAATGCCGTAGCAAAAAGAATCGTTTTCATATTAGCGAGCCTTTACTTCACGGAGGAAGTCTTGAAGATGTGCTGGATAGTCGTTTGTATCTACGCTTGCAAAGATATCACGAGTTGCATTTGCAATACCAATACGACCAGCACTGTCTGCTGTTTGGTAATCAAGGTACAAGTTGTTCAACTGCAATTTCATACCGTCATTGTATGCTTGCGATTCTTGAAAAACTTTGGTACGCTGTGCTTCACGCTCTGCATTGAAGAAGCCATTAACATAAATGCCACCCCAGGTCAGCAGACCAAGCCCAACGACAGCAGCAGTGCCGTATAGTGCGATTTTTAGATTTTCCATTATTTTACCTTTTCAATAAGTGTTTCGTAGTTGCAGATAACATACCAAGTAGCATGTTCAACGCCCTTGGCAACAAGATATAAACTTCCAAACATTACAAAGTTAGGAAGGATATAGTATACTAGAATATCCATTGTGTATTCTCCTTGCTCTATGATTACATTATAGTGGTTCAAGTAAAGTATGTCAATAGTAAAAAAGGGCCCGAAGGCCCTTTTTATTCTTGTACAGAGTCGTCTATAACTTTGTAACGTTCTTGATCATGCTGCTTTTCCGCAGCAATTTTTCGATTACGTTCATCGTTTAAGCGCCAAACTTCTGCCATAAAACGGGCTTGCTCAATATCTTTCAACGACATCATTGCTGTATTCCCCTTCTTTCATTGCAGCACGAGCACGGATATTTGCAAATGTATCCTCAACCAGCAACTCACCATTCAAGTAAACCTTGCGAAGTAGGTTGCTGCCATTATCTGCAACATATTTTGGAACTGTTATGATATTGGTAGGACCAATGCCTCCAGCTTCAATCAAACCAAGTAGACCCCTTTTCGAAAGTTTACCATGGTCACTGATTGGATCCTTAAACACATCATGCCATACACCAGCAGTATCACGACGAGCACTTGCCTTCATTGCATATTTCAGGGTATCACGGTTCCACGCTTGTAGAAGCCCACCGCCCATACCAAATGCAATGTTGTCGATTGAAAAGCCCTTCGCAATCATATTGTCAATGATGCGTGGTAGAGATGCTTCATTGATACCATCACCTTGGATCAAGCGAATATAAGGTGGAAGAACCTTAAAGCCCTTTGAGTTCACAGTAAAGCCAAACTTGTCCATCAGGATTTCAATCACTTCGACAGGAACAGTTTCAGGATCACCACTGTCTGGGCGTACCACCAAGGTGCCGCCTGATGCAATGACTTTATCCTTTAACTGAGTACCCCATAAGTCGCCCGCAGCTTCATAGATGTTAAAGCTATCAGACACACAAGCATACAACTTGCCAGCACCAGCAAACTTGTCGATCATGTTCTCGAATGCTTTGACCTCGTTCTCACGACCCCAAGATGTGATCGTTGAATGTTCAGAAGCAGGGATCGAGAAGCCAACAACTTCATCAGTGTTGTACAGTTCCATAACACCAACCAGAGCTTCGGCAGTGTCAGTACCCATGAAGTTAATCAAGTGCGCCATACCACCGAGCATTGCTGTTTCAGTCGAAGAAGCACCGCGAGCACCGAAGTCGTGCAACTTGAAGAAGATTTGATCATTGACTGGAACATCACTTGTTTTATGCAAAGCAGCAGCAATGATTTTCTTCATTTTACGAGACTTGGTCGCAACCGTTGAAGGGTACCAAATACCACGAAGCATTGCAGTTTCAAGGTATGAAGTCAACCAGAACAAACGTGGATCGGTGTTTACCACCTGCACCTGAACGTTGCGAGTTGGCATAACAGTACCTTCTGGAACCGCCTCGATTTCAACTGGAAGCATCCCACCGTGTTCGTTTACAATGATTTCCCAACCTTCACGGTTGAATGGAAGACCATGAGCAAGAACGATCTTCTCGGCACGATCAACGTCTTTCATTGTAATTGGCGTCAGCATATATTCTTTGATGAACGCTTGTAGACCAAAGAACACACTTTCTTTCTCGCCGCCACGACTTTCAATGTAAGAGCTGATATGGGTCGTATCAGCTGGGTATTGCATCCACTGCGAAAACTTGTAGCTGTCGGTGCGGATGATTGTAGTAAGTAGATTTAGTACGTTAGTCATTTTAGAACTCCTCTAAAGTTAATGCCAAACTCACTGTTTGGACTTTTTCTCAAGCAGCAGCAGGTTTGGCTTCACACCATTCGCTAGTCCACCGTTCGAGTTCTCGATAACCTGTGGGCCAATCATTCAGCCCGAGGTCAGTTATTTTGCCACAGCATGGGCATTTGAAGCATACAGCAGGTTCACTTATCCGCCAAGGATATTCTTGGCCTTCATAGAACCTTAAATCGTCAAATTCAATCTCTAGTAGTGCTTCGCAGCCTTTGCCTGAGTTGCCCCAAGCGGTGCAGCGATGCTGGATAGTCCACTTTTCACCAACTCGTCCTGGTTCAAGAATTTTCATTTTTTGATCCTGATAGTATAAACGCCTACGCTAAGTTTTTCTTTGCAAGCAGTTCGATAGATTGTTCTGCCTTTTGTATGAGCAGGAAAATGATAGGAAACATGATTGGTTAACCCACTGTAAGCGACTGCATAATCTTCACAATCACTATGATGAGCAATGAGATCATCAAGACTTTGAAATTCTGTTTCATCGTAATAATAAGAGTATTTAAAGATTTTGCCGTCAGGATAATGTTTCGACGGCGTTCTTGTCTCTACTAATTTTTCAATCATATTTCTTATCCAATGTTCAAAAAGTAATCAATCAAAAAATAATGGTCTTCGAACATTTTTTCCTGTTTCACTTGGTTGAAGGGAACCCAAAATGCTTTTTCTGCGTCATCAGAACCTTTGACTTTGGGCAACTTTTCATCAAATCCAAGATCAATATAAAATGCTTGAGTGATAGTGCGGCCGCGTGCTGAACGATTTGGTGCATCAAATGTCTTGGACTCTTTTATACTGCCTTTCAAGACAGGAACAGGAACTTTGATCTTTGTTTCTTCTTTCAGTTCACGAATAGCACCATCTAGCATTGTTTCTTCTTGGTTTAGGAAACCCCCAGGCAGTGCCCAAAGACCCTTTCCAGGCATGTCACCACGTTTAACAAGAAGCAAATGCCCCGATTGAACCACAACTGCATCAACAGTCATAAAAGTCGGAGGAAAAGGAGCAGACTTCCAAGCTTCCTTGTACTTCTTGATCATTTGATATTCTTGTGAAATTGTAGTAAACCAGTCGTCTGAAATATTACAAACAATATCTCGCATAGCAACAATCGCAGCGTTTGGCATCCTATTTCCATAGTATGAAATTTTCATGGGCCACGTTTGATCTTCCGTGTAACCGGTTTCCAATAACAAATTGCGAATATCAGTAGCATTGATACCATCAACATTAGGTACACTTACGCTACCCCATGTTGGGAAGATTTTCAGATAGTAGCTAGTGCCATCTTTTTCATGACCGATAAGACCAATACGGATTGGGTCAGCACTCCAAGAAATTGCACCATGCACTACATTTTGAACAGCAGCAACCCATTTGTTATCATCATATGGGTAATCACTAACAGGAACAACTTTTACACGTGGTGTTTTGATATGCCCTTGTGCGCCAGCATAATTAAACTCGTCAGTATAAACTGCATCAATCATTGCTTTACGTTCTTCAAATGTAAATGGATTTCGGGTATTTCGTGCAGCAAACGAAGAACCGACTACAACAATTACTTCTTTGGCCTGCTTTAGCGCTTCATCAATAACTGCTTTATGTCCAAGATGAAAGG